AAACAAGTACAACAGGCTCGTAATAAGAAGGCCGGTGCTGCTGGACTAGGCGATCAGTTTGGGGTAGATACTGTAGCTAAAGAAATGATAGATGCTAAACTCGCAGCAGAAAAGTTGCAGGAAGTAGCTACTATGGTTGACATGCGTTTTGGTCATGGTACTTGGAAAGGTATCGTGGAAGAACGTGCTAGAAGAATACAAGAACAAAAAGAAGCTGCTGCTAAAGCAAGGCGTGAACAACTGATAAAAGATCAAGAGTTCATGGATGCCTGTAAGGTAGTGGCTGTAGTGGGCGGGTGTATACTAGTTATTGCTGGTCTGTTCGTCTTTATGATGATCTCAGTAGCTAAAGCAATAGGAATGTAACATGTTTAAAACAATAGTGCTAGCTTGCAGCCTGTCTGTACCTACGGACTGCTGGGAGTTCAACGATACACGTGGCCCTTATAAGACATACGAACAGTGTGTCTCTAGGGCTTATGAGATGGGTAACAACATTATGGAAATGAAAGGCTATGATTTAAAGCCTAAAATGTTTCGTTGTATCCAGTTAAAAGGACAGGAGTTATAGAATGTTACAAGCACTAATAGGCCCAGTAACAGGACTACTAGATAAGTTTATACCTGATGCTGGTGAGAAGGCAAAGCTTGCACATGAGATTGCAACTATGTCTGAGCGTCATGCACAGGAGTTGGCTAAGGGGCAGCTTGAGATTAACAAAGCAGAAGCACAGCACAAGTCTATCTTTGTGGCAGGTTGGAGACCTTTCCTTGGCTGGATACTTGCCAGTGCAATGGGTTGGCATTTTATCTTTGCCCCTGTCACAATGTTTGTATGCGCCTACTTAGGTGTAGAGATACCAGAGTTACCTGCGTTTGACATGGATAGCCTGATGACTGTACTACTAGGGATGCTTGGTCTTGGTGGTTTACGTACTGCTGAGAAGATTAAGGGAGTTACTAAATGACAGAAAAAGAACTGATGGATACCTTGCATGATGCAGTCACCAAAGAACTGCTTATGCGAGTACAGAGTGGAGAAGCAACTGCAAGCGAACTATCAGTAGCTGTCAAGTTTCTTAAAGACAATGGTGCTTCTCTTGATGTAATTACAGCAGAAAGTCCTATGGCTAGTCTTCTACAAGACCTGCCGTTTGACGTTGGAGAACAGTTACAATGAGAGAAGGGCCAAATGCTACCCTTAAGGTAGAAGTAAAAACACTCTCAGGTGGTAACTGGACTAAGATACTTAACACTAACGTCCAACGTACTTACCTGATGATACAGAATAGCTATGATGCACATACTATTGAGGTAGGGTTTGGTACAGATACTGTAGCCCCTACACATGGCTTTAAGATTGAGGGTGCTGTAGCAGGTCATAAGATACCTGATGTAACCTTTCAGTTTAACTGTGCGCCTATTAATGCTGTATGGGCTAAAGCAAGTGACACACATCCTCACGATATAGACGTGGTACATGATGACTAATGTTCCAGAACAACTTAAAGACTTTAGAAACTTTACATACCTAGTATGGCAGCATCTAGGACTTCCTGAGCCTACTGAAATACAGTATGACATAGCAGGGTACTTACAGAACTCCCCTAAGCGTTGTATCATTGAGGCTTTTCGTGGTGTAGGTAAGTCTTACATCACTGCTGCATATGTAGTACATCAGCTACTGCTAGACCCACAGCTAAAGTTTATGGTTGTGTCAGCGTCTAAAGCACGTGCTGATGACTTCTCTACCTTTACACAGCGTATCATCATGGAACTTCCCATATGCCAGCATTTGGTGGCTAAGGAAGGCCAGAGATGGTCTAAGATAGCCTTTGACGTAGCACCTGCTAAAGCCTCTGGTAGCCCCTCAGTGAAGTCTGTAGGGGTCACAGGACAGCTTACAGGTAGCCGTGCAGACATTATTATTGCTGATGACGTAGAAGTACCTAATAACTCTATGACACACATGATGCGAGAGAAGCTTGGGGAGACTGTCAAGGAGTTTGACGCTGTTCTCAAGCCTGAGGGTAAGATTATTTACCTTGGTACACCACAGAATGAGATGTCTTTATATAACGCTCTACTGGCACGTGGATACGAGATGCGAGTATGGCCCGCTAGATACCCTACCCTAGAACGCGCAGAGAAGGCTTATGGAGGCCGTCTAGCACCTTTGCTGTATGATTCTATACAAACTAACCTAGAGGCCGTGTATGGGCTTCCTACAGACCCTAAACGATTTGATGACACAGACTTACTGGAAAGAGAACTAAGTTATGGTAGAAGTGGCTTTGCTTTGCAATTTATGTTGGATACTTCACTATCTGATGCAAATAAATACCCCCTTAAACTAAGTGACCTAATGATCTACTCCTGTGATAAAGATACTGCACCTGAGAAACTAGTGTATGGTATCTTTAAGCCTCTTAACGAACTACCCAACGTAGGACTAGCAGGAGACAAGTTCTACGCCCCTGAGGACACCATAGGCAGGGCTAACTACACTGGTAGTGTCTTAGCCATTGACCCCTCTGGTAGAGGCTCTGACGAGACAGCATACGCTGTTGTTAAGATGTTAAACGGTTTCTTACACGTGGTTGACTGTGGTGGTGTTGAGGGTGGCTATAGTAATGCTACGCTGCAACATCTAACAGACTTGGCTAAGATACATCAGGTAAACATGGTATTGGTTGAGAGTAACTTTGGTGACGGAATGTTTACTGAGTTACTCAAGCCCTACTTACTTAATACATATCCTGTAGCTGTTGAGGAAGTTAGACATTCTAAACAGAAGGAACACAGGATAATAGATACCCTAGAACCTGTTATGAACCAGCACAGACTGGTTGTAGACCCTAAGGTAATACAAAAGGACTACGATAGTACTCAGCATATGCCACCAGACAAGGCTGCTAAGTACATGCTAGCCTATCAGATGACACGTATAACAAAACAAAGAGGGGCATTAGCACATGACGATAGACTTGACGTACTTGCTATGGCAGTGCAGTACTGGTCAGACCAGATGGCTGCTGATGCAGATACAGAGATACGAACAAGAAAAGAAGAATTACTTGAAGAAGAACTAGACAAGTTTATGGATGGTTTTAACTTCGGTAAGAAACCTAGAGAATCCTTAGGGTTTTTCTAATCTGTACCTCTTAGGCTAGACCCCTGTTACATAGTATAGTATAGGTATATGTTAAAGTATGTTTAACTATACCTTTACTATGTTATGCTTTGTGTAACACAGACGTTGTAGTTATTCTGATAGAGGAGTAACACAACCGTGCTGCAACAATGTGGCAGAGATGTGTAGGGTGTTTAAGATGGTGTAAGATTTTTTACAGAAAAATCTGAGGGGGTATATAATGGTATAGAACGCGCGACACCCCCTCAAGCCGTGTCAAACTTTCAGTATAACACGCGACAGCATGGCTTGTCAATGTCAAACATTTGACAACAGTGTCAAACATATGACGCCTGAGTGTTGCAGATGTGCAACATGTGTGACATTTGTGCAACATGTGTCTGTCTCTCTCTATCTATTTTTTTGCTATACTTATTATATGCGAAACAATTTTTAACAATATCAAACTTTCTTTCTAATCTTTTCAACCACTTATCATTTTTTATCTATTTTTTGCATTTTGTGGGTTGTCAAACATTTTGCCTTGTGCTTAAATCTAATCATCGAAACGAAGCAACCACGGTTCGCTAACCTTCGAAGCCTAGCCTCTTAAACGGTACGTCCAAACTAGGGGCTAGGCGCAACGGACTAGAAGACAACGCAACCAAGCAAAGGGATTTGAGACAATGAAAAGCATTACTAGACATACTGGCACATTGAAAAAGATTACACGCATGAAAAACAGCCGTGACGGCAACCCTCAATTCATGCTTTATTGTGACGGTTACAAGTTTAGAACACAAGCCAACGCATCTATCGGTTACAACATTGATAGTTACTTTGATAAAGAAGTAACGGTTACTATAGGCTTGTATCGTAATTGCTTAACATTGAACACAATCCATCTTAATTAGGGCTTGACAATCAAAGCAGGGTGGTGGCATGGTGTCACCACCAACAACAAAGAGAAAGATAGACAAATGAAAACCACAACATTCAAAATCATGGGTAAGACACTAGCCATCTATGGATATCGTCCAAGAGTATCAAAGAACCGTTACGGCATTGGCAAGGGCAGCACGTTCATGGGCTTGCATTTCGGAAAGCAATCGCACTACCTATCATTACCAGCCTTAGCAAACCGCAAGTTTGGTGGCGTTCAAGATATAACAAACGTGGCATAATTGACAATCTAAACAGGTGGTGGTAGACCCTTAGCTATCACCACCACCAACAAAGGGGCTTGACATGTTAGACTTTATTATCGTATTTGTATTCTTACTAGGCATCACTGGATTTGCCTTGTTCATAGCTAGCATGATTGCTGCAATCTGTAACGATTATTTTGAGGGGTAAGACAATGGCAAAAGGTTATAACGGCTATCCATCATGGAACGCATGGAACGTGTCGCTTTGGATTAATAACGATGAATATCTATATCGGACTGCCTACGACACTGTAAAAGAATTGGGATATGTAAAAGGTTTAAAAGTTTTGTGTGGAATGTGGCTTGACAACACTACGCCAGATGGTGCAAAGTTTAACAAGCGTTCAATCAAACTAGCAATCAGGGATATAGTATAATGAGACAAGTTAGCAAGTATTCAGCTTTTGCCTTTCTTGATAGGATCGTCAAAAGAACAGGCAAGAACACAGAGATCACACGCACTGGCTTTGTTGAGACTAACAACAAAACAGGCGAGACAACAACAAGCGAAGCCTACTACATGCAGTTACATGGCAATAGCATAGCCTGCCTGCAACCAACTGAAGGTGGCTATAATGTCAAACGATCCAAGGCTGTGCATATAACCTTGGCAGGATGGAACACAGTAACGACACGCGAAAGGCTCAACACATTGCTGCGTGTAATGGGTAAGAGTAACTTGCACATCGTCCAACATAAGCACAAGCCATGCCTTGCCACCTTTGCAGGTAACAAGAGACTAGTCCAACCTATTAACGATCAGCGTTGGTATGATGTAACAGAACTGGAACATATGGCGCACCTATTAAGAGTTAATGAGGGATAAAAAAAATAAATGATTGACGCTACAATAATTAGCTGGTATCAATCGTCTACTAGATAACACAACAACAACAGAAAGA